TTCCCTCGCGGCGGCTCGAACGCTGGAGCGAGCAGCGATCTCGAGCACGACATTCCGCCAGTTAGCGTCCGCTTCGGCTTTCGCTGTGCGGGCGGCTTCGATGCGGGCGATGTCGTCTTCGGTCACAGCGCCACGTCGGGTCACTCAGCAAACGTACCGAAGTTCGGACGCCCACCACGCACATACGTATCCCGGGGGCAAACCTCCGGACGGTCACACACGGTTTCGTCGTCCATGTGCCGCCAGTGAGCGACGAACTGGGTTGTGTCGAGGTCCAGCATCACGGTCTCCATGTCTGCACTGTACTGGTTGTCGTTACGGTTCACAATAGGCTTTCCCATAACGCGTAGAGCACCAGCTAGGACACCTGATACATCCGCCTACTGGATCGGCACCCACACCCCATCGCGGAGGACTAGCCGCTTCACCTCAACAGGTTCACCACCGCCACCCCGCACGATCGGGTCGTAGTCGGTGGCCACACGGAACGCCGCGGACGGGGCGAAGGTCGCTGTGCCACGATCGGCCACGTCACACCTGCGCTATCAGAATCGAACCGTTGCTCGACGTCGTCGACATCGTGTGCGCAACCCCGTCGACCGTAATCACGTCACCGCGGGAAACCCCCGGATCGGACCAGACACACTGGACACCGATCAGTTCCCCAATGTGGGAGGCGAGCCCCGACGTCCAGTTACCGCCGCCCGCCGCGACGATGAACGGCGCCGACGTGACCTGATTGTCAAGCTCCGACACCCCAGTACCAGCGCGACCGTTCATGCGCATGGTGTTCGGGCCGACGATGCAATGCGACGACCAGTTCAGGCTCGTCATCTTCGGCACACGGGTCAGCGCCGCAGCAATAGACGTCGCCGCAGAACCCGCAACCCGGTCGCTGGTCCCGCTCAGGCGGACAGTGACAAGCGGGAAAAGCGCGGCACCAGCATGGGCGGCGTGCGCGTCGGTCGGGTCGAAGAACCCACAGTAGGAAACCTGCGCGCCCTCCGTGGACGACATGAGAACCACACGGTCACGCGTAACCGACGCGTTGATAGCGAACCCCGCCGTCGACAGAGGCGTGTCAAGCAGAGTGTGACTGCCGGTGTTCGCCCAACTGGACTCAAGCGCGCTGCCCGTCGCACCGAACCGCGAGTACGTCGTCGCGTCGATGGTCGTGTTGTTCGCCGCATACGGGCCGCGGGTGGCGAGATCGGTCGCCGCGTCGTACCCCTCGAACGGTGCCAGCAGGAGGCCCGTGGCGATGCCCGTCGTCGGGTAGGAGATGTCGAGGAACCAGTCAAGGTTGTATGTGTTCCCCGCCGCGGCGGACTTGTAAACCTTGTGCGTGCGCGCACCGATCACCACAGTGTCCTCGAGCGTCCACCCGAGCGCGAGCAGCTTCGTCGCAAGCGCGGTGTGAACCAGCGGTCCAGGGTTCGCGTCCGCCGCGATCGTCTCTTCCCAGTACGTCATGCGCTAATCCATTCGTCGCCGTCAACAGCGTTCGTCGGGTCATCGACACCGACCGTGCCCGCGTACTGCCAGAAGTTCTTCGGGAGGTCGCTGTTACGTGCCGCGGCCTGGGTCGTGTGAGGGTTGTTCGCTGAACCTGCTGCGAAGGCGACTGCGGCAACCGCCGCATCGAAGTCTGCGATGTTCGCGGCGGTGTGAGTGTGCCCCGTGTCGGACTTGCCGGCGAGAGCCGCAGTCAGCCCCGTAACGTCGCTCTGGGTGTGCGTGTGCGAGCTCGACGCCTTATCCGCCAGAGCGGTGTCAAGCCCGGTCACGTCAGCCGTAGCGTGCGTGTGACCAGTGTCAGACTTCCCCGCCAACGCTGTAGCCAGCCCCGTCACATCGGACTGTGCGTGCGAATGCGACGAATCAGCCTTACCCGCAAGGGCTGTAGACAGGCCCGTCACGTCGCTCTGCGCGTGGGTATGCCCAGTGTCCGACTTGCCGGCCAGCGCCGCCGTAAGCCCTGTCACGTCCGCCTGTGCGTGCGTGTGGCCCGTAGCGGACTTCCCGTCAAGCGCCGACTGAAGGTCCGTCTGGTCCGCGAGCGTCCCCGTGATAGAACCCCACGCACCGCCACCGCCACCCTCGGCGTCCTCCCCCGGGTCGCCGCGCGGAATCGTGAAGTTCAGGACCGCCGCGGACGCCGTACCGACGTTCTCAATCGCGGCGCTGGTCCCCGGGTCGCCCGTGGTGACCGTCCCAACCGTGATCGTCCCCGCAGGCCCCTGGCCCCCGTCCGCACCTTGAAGCGACGCAAGCCACTCAGCCTCAGTCCCAACAGACGGGTCGTTCGCGAACGCGTGCTGATACGCCGACATACCCGGCGCACCCGAAGGCGTCACATCAACAGTGACCGCCGGATTCGCAACAACCTCAACCGTGATATCGGTCACTGCGTCACCTGCTCCTTCACCCGAATCTTGCCGCCCATCCACGTCCGCTCAGACGGCGTGTGCTCGATGTCCCAAAAGCACGTCGCCGGCAGATCGATCGTGTCCGCAGCATCAATCGACAACCGGAACACGCCAGTTCCCGCATCAGACGCATCCACAGTGATCGTCGCCAAAGGGGCATCCGCAGACTGACCCTTCACGGTACGGATCTGCGACACCCACCCCGACGTCGGCAACACCGCAGGCGAACCGTCCTCCGTGATCGTGTACGAAAACGCCGTCGTGTCACCCCGAATAATCGTCAGGTTCAGCTCGCCGGGAAGAATGCTCAGGTCCGCCATGTCAGCCCCTCTCCTCGAGCGCGACCAACCGCGCGTTCAACACCGCAACCTGCGCCACCAGCAACCCGATAATGTCGATCGCCTCCGCCCGCCCCTCCGCATCGAAGGAAACGAACCGCCCCGCCTCAGTCCCCACGAGGTCGTCCGCGATATACCCGATACGGCGCGCCCCGTCACCGTCGATGTACTCGTACTCCACAAGCTCCGGGAACACGTCGCGCAGAGTCGGCGCTGGGATGATGTCACGCTTCAACCGCCGTGCGGACGGGTTAGAAAACGTCCCATTCACCACAAGATTGCCGGGGACGGACACCTGCTGCCCCGACCGCCCCAACCGGATCTGATCCGCCTGCGTCGTGACCGCGTTCTCACCGATCGCCGTCGAACGCAAATGCAACGCATCCGCGGACCACCCAATCGCCGTAGACGTCTCCCACTGTGCGTACGCACGCCCACCAACAGCCGTCGTCCCAAACCCGTCCGCCGTCGCCTGCGAACCAATCGCGATACCCTCACCAGACTCGTCATCGGTGATCGCTTGCGCTTTCGCGTCCGGGCCGATCGCTACCGACGAATACCAGTCCGCAGCGGCACGCTCACCGATCTGTACGGACTCTTCACCCGAACCCGGATGGTTGGTGTCTCCACCGCCCGAGTTGCCACCGGACACCCACGCCCGCTGCTGCGCCTTCTTCAACCTGCGGGACTCCTGCGCCGGGTCCAGGAAATCATCAATAGGCATCGTCAACCTCCGGTGTCACAAAGAACCCCATGTCACCCCTCAGCGCGATGACCCGCTTCTTGTGGTCCCCGTTCGTCAACCGCGGATGCGTACCAACGTTCATCCACAACTCCCGACCAACCCCCGCGAACTCAGGCCCATCCGGGTAGATGTGCAGGTCGAACCGCCACGCAGACGACGGATACTGCAACACCGCATACTGCTGGTTACCCACCGACCGCAGCCGCGACTCAGTGTCCAGGTCCGAACGGTTGATCCACACATCCCGCAACGGGATACGGAACGTCGCCGGGATGGGGTCAGGCCCCCACTGCATCAGCGCCTCTTTGCCGCCCTCACCGAACACACCCACGCCAGTCATCTGGTTGATGCCGTCCCGCTTCACCCGCAGGTTACGGACAGGCGAGCTCGCACCCCGGATCGGGAACGACGTGACCGTCCCGTATTTCAGGCGGCCGTCCTGCACCTTCACCTCATAGCGAAGGTTCCCCGACGACCGGTACGGGCGCAAATACACCTCGCACCCGTCCTCCTCGATCTGCGTCAGATGGTCCTCAACGAACAGGCGCTCGTTGTACAACCACTCCGCAGAGAAGTCACCGGAAGCGTCCGCGGGAAGGTCCAACGGGAACACCGCAGGCGCCGCACCACCGAACTGAGCCGTCTCCAACACCGCACGCACAGCCGCCGCACGAGACCTGTCCACCACCTCAAGAGCAGTAGCCGTCCCACCACCACCAGTCGTGTTATACGTCGACAACGGCCACAACATCCGGTTATTGAAGTACGCGCCCCGCAACTCCACCGCAGACACCGTCACCGTATCCGACGTGTCGTCCCAGTCGTCCTCCTGAATCACACCCGCGAACACGACATGGTCAGTCGGCGCCCACTCCTGCGTGATCGTGTACTCATTCGGAGTCGTCCACTCCTCAAGGTCAGCCCTCGAGACCCCCCAGTCCCCCACCTGGATCGTGAACGTCCCCGCACCCTGACCCGTCATACGAGTCATCCAATTCGACGACGAACACGGGACCGTCGCAACAAGGTTGCCGGTGGTGGTCTCGTAAATCCGGTTCACCCACTCGTCAACCATGAAACCTCCTAGGGCACGTAACGGGTGGGATCAGGCGCGAACAGAGACAAGCGGAACTCCGCCACCTCACCCCACACCCTCACGTTGATGTCAGGCTTCTCCACCCGACGCACCATCGCAGCTTTCGTCCCCGCCCCTGTCGTCACGGTGAACTCTGTGAGGTCGTGGACGGGGATATCGCCTAGCGCCTCGATCGCCGCCTCAAAAGCCGCCTCCGAATCGGTCAGCACGAAACCTTGAACGGTTATCAACCGACCCGTCAGATATCCGGGTGCATCGAACTCACCGTCCGCGGTCGGGCGGGCCGTCCGCGCGTTGCGGACACCCACGCCCTCGAACCACCCGACGATTCCGTTCTCGCCGAGCATGTACGTTGCAGCGGTCCCGTCGCCCTGGAAGGTAAGCCCGTCGACTGTCGCGAACATCACGACCTCCTCAGGGCGAAACTCATCTTTTCGGTGGCGATCTGCGCGACCTGCTCTTCGTTCAACCCCCGCGCCGGCTGAACAGTCATCTGGACGGTCGGGCCAGATGAAACGGCGCCAGGCGTCGCCGCCTGCATCAACCCGCCTGTCACCGACTGCAACTTCCGGTACTGGGACTCGAGCCCCGACGCGAACTGCTCAGCAATCGCCGCACCACTGTTCCCCAGCGCCGTCCACCCCGACCCGGAGAACGGGCCATGGTCAGCTGGCGAGTTCGGGAAGAACCCCGCCACGAACCCCATGACACTGTTCACCGCGCTACTGATCGGTGCGAACATCGACGTGATCCCGTTGATGAACCCCTGAATCAGCGAACGCCCCGAGTTGTACAGCCACGAACCCGCACCAGAGAACAGCGACCCGATCTGTCGGGGGATGCTGAGGAACCAGGACACTGCGAGCGTGACGTTGTCGCGAACACCATTCGCGAACTGCGTGACGTGCCAGATCATCGACCCCACCGCGGCGCCAATCTTCGCTCCGGTCTCCTCCGCGGCACGGAAAACCATGCCCCAGAACCCCGGCAGCTCGGTCATCTTCGCCTTGAACTGGTCGAAGTTGACCGCACCGTTCAGAAACTCGACGAGGCCGTTAGCCATCCCGAGCGTGTCCGACAGTGGCACAAAGAAGTAGTCGCGGAGGAAGTTCCCGGACTCCCGCACACCCTCACCGAACGCCTTGATCCCCTCCTGCGTGGCAGGCTTGTTCAGCCACTCAGAGAACTCTTCAAGCGCCGGAATCATCTCGGCCGTCATCCACTCAACGACCTCTTGAGCAACCGGCAGAAACGCCGTGCCCAGCTTCATGGATATGTCTGCCCAAGACGCGGCGAGGATCGCCTGCTTCGCCGCGAGCGTGTCCGACTCCCGCGCGAACTGACCCTGTTGGATACCGGTCTGCGCGAAAATCTCAGCCTGCGCGGCGAGGATCTTCTGCTGCGAGTTCAGGGCACCGTTGCCGTCGTAAATGCCGAGCTCGAGTGCACGAGCCTTCAGTTTCGCGTCATCCAGCAGCACACCGTAACGGCGTAGCGGTTCCGATTCCCCCCGCAGGCCGGCACTAAGCGCAATGACGGCCTCTTCCGGCGACGTGTTACCGAACGCGGCCAGGTCAGAGCCGAGGGAAAGGAGGTCGGTGGAGAAGTCGGCCAGGTCTTCACCGGTCAGACCCGCGGCACGCCCGAAGATACCGAAGTCCTTCGCGCCGACAAGCGCAGCCGTCGCGGACAGGCCCAACTGTTTAGCCGACGTCTTGGAGAATCGGAGGATCGAAGCCGCCGCGTCCTGGAACACATCCTCAACGGCCCCGAATGCCTGCTCATAGTTCGCACCATCACTGAGCGCGTTCCCGATCAGGTCTCCGATGCCCAGCGCGGCGATGCCCGCGCCGAGCAGCGGCACAGCCTTACCGAACCCAGCCATGAGCCCGCCCGCTGCGGCCTTACCCCCCGCAACACCCGCCGCGGCACCCGCGGCAGACACCTGCCCAGTCAGAGCACCAGTGAACCCGGACGCCTCCGGCACCACCTCCACGAAAGCCCGATACATGGGTGACTGCGAAGCCATCAGCGCCTCCTACTTGGCGAATAGCGCCGACAGTTCCTCGGGACTGCGACGCTTGTTCTTGCTGCGCCCGCCGTACTTCTTCTGCACCGAGAACGGGCGCGGGTACGGTTTCGGCTTCTGGCCCTTACGGGTGTGAGTGTGCGAGTACGCGTCGAAAAGGTCCGCCAACGTCAGCGCCTCACGTGTCGTCGGGAAATCCCACCCGTTCACAGCGGCGAAGAACCACGACGACGGGTCACGATTGAGAATCCGCACCAACGGCACCAGTTCCCGAAGGGAGACATCCCACAACCCCACGCCGAACTTCTGCCGAAGGTCAGCGATCACCTCTGCCTGATGAGTGCGGATCAGTCGGCAGAGGGCGAGGATTCCCCCGGCTCACCACCGAGCCACGCGCGGAACAGTTGTCCCACCTGACGGAAGTTGAGCGAGTTGATAGCCTCCATCGTTCGACTGTCAGCACGCTTCTCGAACTCGCGGCGGGCAATCACAATGATCTGGTCACCCTGAGCAGAGTTGAACGCGTCCAGCAGATCCTCGGCTTCACCGAACGTGGCCTGCGGGAGCATGTACGGCTTCCCGTCGATCTCGAACGAGTACGGGGCGGTAGAAAACGACAACATGAATCCTCCTGGGAGCAACAGAGATAGCGGGAGCAAGAAAGTAAAGGGGGTGACCGTAGCTCCCGATACGGCCACCCCGGCTTGTGTTTACGGCGTCACGAGCGTGGAGAAGAAGTGCTTCACCGAACCGCCCATCGTCCCGTCGTCGTGCGCGGTCACCGTCACCGGGTACGCGATGATCTCCTGCGACACGTACGAAATGTCACCGGTCTCGGTCACCTGACCGATCGGAATGTACTTCCGGATCAGTTCGTCACCGTCGATGAAGTCCAGAACGTACGACTTCCGCGGCTTCTCAACACCCGGGTTCGACACGAACGAGCCAGTGACACCGTCGATGTCAGCGAGCTCGATGCCGTAATACTCAGCGAGCGTCGCCGAAGACGTCTGGATCATCGTGAACTGGAACGTCGTCACACCCTCGGTCACGATCGTCCGCACGACAGCATTACGCTGCCACGCGTGCAGATCCTCCGTGGTCAGCGCGTTCGACTCGGTGATCCCCTCATCCGAGATGTATCCGACATCGGAAGAACCCGTCCACGTGCTGTCAACACCGGTCGGCGCAGTCGTCCCCAGCGGGGCAACTCGCACGACGCCGTCAACGGCCACGCGAACTTCGCCGGCAGATTCAGCCATAGCAATCTCCTATTTGGTCAGTGACGCGTGGCGCGTCGGTTGTCCGGCCGGGAGCTGCCGAAGCTATTTACAGGTCCGAACCGCGTACGCTAACGCGGGCCGTGAAAAAGTAGTGAGTAAGAGTGGAAGAACCGACCACAAGAAGGTCGGTCTGTTTGTCGGTGATCTCGAACGGGCCTGACATATCGTCAACGGCCGTTACCGGGTCACCGTCAGGAAGAGTCCGAAGACCCGCCATCGCGAGACGTGCAAGCAGTTCCGCGTTCACCGGGGATTCGGCCCACACGTTGAACCCGAGCTGACGCCGCTCGAGCACGGATTCGGTAGGTCCACCGTCATCCCGCACGGTCACCATCCGCGCCTGCTTCGTAACTGGCAGTTTCGTCCCGAGATACACGTCAGACGCATACGTTTCAAGCCGACCGGCAAGGAACGCCTTCAGCCCGGCGATCACCGGACCAGTCGCGATAGGAAACAGCACATCAACCACGCGCAGCCCCCAACGCTCTCGCGAGAGTGCCGCGCTTCGCCTCAACCCGCGCACCAATACCCGGCGCCGCACCGACCTGGCCGACCACACGCCGCACACCACGCGCAGACTTCGTGTGGAACGTCCGCGCCTGCAACGTGCCCATGTACTCGGCGTTCGGATCGTCGACCGCATCCTTGACCGCGTCCGCGAGCCCGGAAACGTGCTTCTCCATCTCCGCAGAGTCCAGGATCACACTCAGCGACTGGAGTTGCTTGAGCTGTCTGAACTTGAGCATCAGCCCGCCCTCTCCAAAGTCACTGCCGTGCCGCCGAGGTCAGACCCCCAAGGGGATTCCCATTCCTCAACGACGCCGGCCACCTTCCAGACGCGGCCACGAACCGTGATCTGATCGGCGGCGCGAACGTCGACCACTGACCGGTTGTAGATCGTGATGCGAGCCACGTCGGAGGTGCCGAACTCGGTTGCATCTTCGCCACCGCCGTTGTTCCCAGGGACATACCATCCCGCGGATGTCGACGTCGTCGCAGCACCCAGCACAGGGTTGCCCTGCGCGTCCTCGGCCTCAGTAGGTGCGCCGGGGCGGGTGATCGTGATGCTCTCCATCACGCCCCCATAGAAGCGATCTGACGCCACGGGTTACGGAACGACCGGGCAAGTTGCACATCCTCGGGGGAGAGGCGAGTCGCCCCACCAATCGCCCACGACGCATACGACGCCTGCCTCGAGAACGGCCCCGTCGTCTCCTGAACCTGCGACAGGCCAGACAAGGCGGAAGAGTCGATCCGTAGAACCACAGCGGCGATCTCCGCAACGGCGACCCGCACCACATCCGGCACTGCGCCACCGTGCGTGTACTCCACGAGAACGAACGGCAGTGCCGTCCGCGCCGAGAGCCGCACCACCTGTCCACGTACCGTGTACTCGAGTGCTTCCCCGTCGTCGTCCGTCACAGACTCGACAGACACTACGGGCCGCTGCGGAAGGTACACCTCCGTGCCGCCGCGGACCCTCAACCTGTTCTCCGACGTCCCCGACGTGAACGTCTGCCCCGACTCTCGCCGGAACAGTTCGGATGCCTTGTTGAGGATGGGTTCGACGCGTGTCTCCTCCGCAGAGGTGAGGTCGCGACCCAGAAACTCCACGACATCATCGGCCGTTGCTAGCTGGACTACAGCCATGACCTCACCTCCGAGGGGTTGTATTACGCGGTGGCGTCGAACTCGACCTTGGCGACCGCCGCGGGGCGGGTGACCTTCACGCCGTAGACGTGCAGGCCCTTGACGAGGTCAGCGAAGCGACGCTCCATCGGGACACGGCTGGTCTCAACGATCTGGTCCGCATAGGTGGTCGCGATGCGGTGACCCGCGATCACAAGGCCACCGGTCGCGGCAGCGTCGGTCACGGCCGGCAGGTTGTTCGACTCGAAGATGTCGAGGCCCGCGAGGCGCCCGACCCAGCCAGTCGTGCGGGTGTCAGCGCCGAGCGCGTCACCAGCGCCAACCAGAAGGTTGAGCTTCGTGAGGCTCGCCATGACAGCAGGCGAGACGACTGCGAAACGACCCGACTTCGGGACGTTGTTCTGCGACAGCACCTTGTTCAGGTCAACGAACGCGTCATACATGGCCTCAGCGTCCGTGTGCACCGCAATGGTGCCCAGGTCGGTGCTGGTCCCCTCGGCCGCGTCATTGATCTTGTCGAGAATGAACGCGTCGGCCACGTCCGCGAGCTGGTACGACGCGTTGTCGAGGCCCTGGTCGATGGCGGACGAACCCGCGACAGCCTGAACCTGCTCGATCCGCTCGACTGCGAACGCAAACGCCTTCGCCTGGTCGATGAGAAGGGACTGCGACGTGTCGCCCAGCGCCTCGATCGTCAGGTCCGCGTGCTGCGTGTAGTCGCTGATCGTCACGTTGTCGATCGATGTGATCTTCACCGAGTCACCCTGACGGCGGATCTCGCCCTCATAGTCACGGTTGCAGAGGTTGACGCCCACCGCGTTCTTGCGAAGCGCGACGAGCAGCCTGGCCGACCAAAGGTCGGGAATGATGTCACCGAGTGCCATCTTGTTCTCCTAATTGGGTTGTGTTACTCGCCGAGCAGGTTTGCGAGCTGGCCCTTTTCGCGGGCCTCGAGCTTCTGCTCTGGTGAGAGACGGTTGAATTCATCGCGAGTGAGCTGCCTGACACCGGCAGAGACGGGTTCGCCCTGCCTGCCCTGCCCCTCAGACGAGGGTGCGTTGGGTGCTGTTCCCTTGAACGCGATGAGACGCTGTGCGGAGGCCTCGAGCTCCTCCGCAGTGGAACCCGAGAGAAGTTCCTCGGGGACTCCGTGACGCGCCGCCGTCGAGGACTTCAGGTGCGCCGTCTCCGCGGCCAAGGCGCGCCGTTCGGCTGCCTCGGCGCGGTCAAGAGCCTTCTGTACCTCTGACTTCTGCGCCTCTTCGATCTCATCGAGTCGACCGGCTTTCGTCCTGAGTTCCTTGATCTGCTCCTTCTGGGCAGCCAGGGTCCTCACAAGCGGGTGGTCGTCGGGAAGCTGGATCGGCTGCGACGGCGGCACCACCGGTTCGGCAGGCGTGGTCGCGTTGTTCTCAGCGGGATTGGTGTCTGACATAGTTGCTCCCGTTTCGGGCATAGAAAAAGCCCCACCGTTTCGGTGAGGCCATCCCACGGGTGTGGGAAGTCTTAGAAATCGCCAGGGCCAGTGAAGTTCTGGCCCGTGACAGTCAGGACAGGGCCGATCTCGCCATGCTGGCGAACAGTCACCCCGTCAAGCGGTTCAGGTTCAGGCTCGGACCCGAACACCGGCATCACACCGCAATCGCAGTGCCCATGAATCGGCATCAGGTCACCCCGGTAGTACCGGTGCGTGGACGCGATCGTGCACAGTTCGCAGTTCTCCAACCCCGACAACGTGCGCCGGTAACTCGAGATCCGCGTGGACGATGCGACCGTGTGAGTACGCGCCAACTGAAGGTCGATCTGGGCGATATCCAACGCCCGCGTCAACCCGCGGTTCACTGACTCCCGGAACGACACGCCCCCCGCCAGAGCCGTGTACATCACGACCGCGGGACGACGGTAAACCTCGCGAGGATCAACCCCACGAAGCCCCTCCCCAGTGACATCCGCCCGCCGCACCGGCTCCGCGGTGATCCGCTCACCGTTCGCAAGCCCCACCACACGGGCAAGGTACGCGGACGTCAACTGCGCGATCGTCCACTCCCCCGCCGTGACCAACGGCACGACACGGTCCAACCACCGCTCAATATCCGCGTCACGGTAAGAGCCGAGGCTAAGCCACGCCTGCCGCAGCGACGTCAGCGTTCGGGTTCGCGCTTCCGCCGTCAACCGGTCGTACGACCGCTGCGCCGCCACCACCTGCGTTGCCGTTTGCCGGTCCATTCAGGCCCCCGATCAACGCTTCCTGTGCCAACTCGAGCTCCATCCGGTCAACAGCATCCGCCGAATACCCGTAAATGTCGGTCATGCGGGTACGCCACGGCACTCCGGCAGCCATCGCCTGCACGGCAGCAGCGGACTTCTCCGTCTGCGACACGTTCTCCGGCGGCGCGAACGACGTTTCCACCGGCTGATCGAAACCAGGCGTCTCGATCCTCAACGCAGCCGCCATAACCTCATTCAGCCCCACCTTGAGACGTTCGATGCGGTCCTTCGCCTTGAACACCAGCCCTTCACGGGCGAACGCGGCGCCCTCAGCGGACTGGTTCGACGCATCCGGCAGGAGCGTGCTGATCGGTGTGCGGGTCGCCGCAGCAAAGTCGCGAATGTCGTCCTTCGACGCCTGCAACATCGCCAGGATGCCCTGGGCGGAGTCCTGAGACTCCCAAATGTCGATGCCCTCGGGGAGATCCCACAGCGCACCCGGCGCCGGCTCAAACACCTTCGCCCAGTCCTGATCGTCCCCATCCTCCGAGGACGGCAGACCACCCTTCAGCGCACGCTGTTTGAACGCCTGCATCGCCACCGTCACGATCCGCTGAAGCAGACCCATGTTGATCCGGTCCAGCAGGTCCGTGTGAGTCTCAAACTCGCCCGTGCCACCGTGGTTCTCGAACACGTACACCGGCACCTCACCCGTGTACGCCTCCTCACCCACGTTCATCCACTCATCGCTGCTCGCAAGCGCGATCGGCTTGTGATCCGCATCCCAAATCGGACGGGCATACTTCGCCCGCGCACCAGGAACCCACACGTAGGCGTAATCGAACCCGTCGTCCACGTCCCGCCACACCTTGATCGCCGCACGCGCACGCCACGGCATCAACGGGTCAACGGCCGCATACACGTAATCCGGGGACTCCGCCGTGATAACCGCCCGACCGAACGAATCACGCCCGACGATCATGTACCCGATCGACGTAGTGAACATCTCACGGGCAAGGTCACCGATCTGCAACACCAGCCGGTTACGACGCACAATCTCACGCGCAGACTGGTCCTCAGAGAGTTCCTCACCGACCGTCACGCCCGCGAACACGCACCGCTCAGCCAACGCCTCAACAACCAACTCACCCCAGTTGGTGCGAGCCTTCTGCTGAAACTTCTGCCAAGCCTCACGTGTGTTCGCGCCCATCTCCGGCAACGGGGCATCCCCGTTCACGTATGAACGCAGTTCACGAACACGCGGAGCCCGGTCATCGAGCCGCTTAGTAAGAATCGGGAGCCATTCATCAGCGGTCGCAGGCATACGCACCCCCCTAATACAGTCGACGCGGCGTAGTCCTACGACTCAGCAGCACACCTTTACCCACGGCCTCAAGCCCAGCCGCGAAAGCGAACATCGAACCCCACGCGAGGTCGACCTTTGAGTAGTCCTGATCGTTGTCAGGCTTCTTCACCACGTACCCGGCGCGACGAGGATCACGACGAGCATTCAGGAAGTGCGCAATCATCGACGGAGACCCATCGAACGTCACGTCACCGTTCACCACAGCCGCACGCAACGCCTCGAACGTCTCACACGACCGCGTCACGTCCTTCTGCCGATACCGGATGGGCTGCTCCCGCGTCACATGCACCTTCAAGCGCCTGTGATACTTCGCCTCCCACGCCGCCACGTTCCCCGACCACCCCGCAGACGGGTCCGCGAAGAACCCGACCACGTTGAACTCCTTGAACGCCTTGTCAACAGCAGCATCCACCTCAAGTTGCGGCGGCTGCCACGGCCCCTGCACGACACTGTCCCAACTCTTCGGCTGTTCCCAACACCCGAGCTCGAACAAGTGATTCTGCGACGCGCTGAACCCGACCAGAACAGTCGAGTCCGCCACGCCCTGCCGGCGACCCTCCGAACCATCGAACCCGAGCGTGACCGGCTCCGACTTCGACACAACCTTCTCCGCAATCGCGGCACGAATCTCAGGCTGAGACAACCACGAGTTCGACGCGTGCGTGATCTGGTTCAGGAAGTCCGACCGCATCTGCTGCGGGTCGTTCGACGTGTCAAAGAAGTCCATCGCGATACGACCGATCGGCGACCACCCCGGAGGGCACGGCGGATCGTGCAGCACACACCCGTCAACGTGGTCACTGGAATCCCCATACGCGACCCGCAGGCCCGCGATGATCGACTCCCGATCCCCAATGTCCGTCTCGGGCGGCGCCTCACGGTGGTCATACAGCAACGACCGAATATCCGTCAGGTTCTTGTACTTCCCCGACTGAATCTGGTCCCAGAACTTCGCCGACGCCTCCGCCACCGAACCCTCACCAGGAGTGAACGCGTTCGGCGACTCAATAGTCACCCCACCGATCTTCGTGGCGTTGTTGCGGAGCACCTGAGCGAACTTCGGCCCACTGTTCCCAGGAACCCACTCCTCCGTCTGGTCCATGATCGCCGCCACAGCACGCGCGCCCTTCGCGGAACGCGCGCTCGAGGTGCGCGGCTCAATCCGACCCTTACGGAGGGCGACGAACGAGTCCATCGGGTCCAACCCGTACTCATCCGCCGCCGGCCCCTCGCGCAGCATCTCCAACAACGGATGCCACGTGTTCCGCGTCTGCTCATCAGTCACAGCCGTAATAAGCACCAGCGGAGTACGAACCTCCGACCACGGCTTACCCACCGGCTGCCCCGACGCATCCCACCCATCAAACACAACATCCGCAAGCGCCTCGGCCGCAGCAATCGCAGCCAGAAACGGCGACTTACCCCAACCACGCGGACGCTGCAACACCGCACGATGCTTCACACGATGCCCGTTAGACGGATCAATCTCATACAGGCGAACCAGGAACTCCAGTTGCTCCCGCGTCACCTCAAACGACGTGTAGTCAGTCTTATCGGGGGCGGCAAGAAACTCCGCCATCCAGTCAGCAACCTGCCAACCAAGAGACGGAAACGCCTCCCCCTCGAGAGGCTTCCACGGCATTACTCAGCCGCGATCTGCATACCCTGGAAACGGCTCCGCGACGACACTCGCGTGCCCGTACGCTCCTCCGCCTCCTCCGCCTGCGCGAACTGGATACGCAGACGCAAACGATCCTCCGGCGTCGCACCATACTTCGCCGTACGCAACCGCAACTCAGGCATCCACCGCAACTCGCCCGACCACACACGCGCATGAATCAGCGCCGTGTCCAACAGCTCAGACCAATCCGTCGCCGTGAACTCAGTCGACAAAGGGCTATCCGCCCACATCTGCCACCACTCACGCGTCCGCTCCGGCCACACAAACCGCTGCGAAACCAACTCCCCATCGAGCTCCACCTGCACATCAAACTCAGGCAGATCAGGCTGCTCAGCAAGCAGCTTCGGCAGAATACGCATCGGCAACGGCTCAGCATTCGCACGAGCACGACGCGAAGGCTCCTTCGGCGCAGGACCACGACCAGACATTGAATCAACTCCCGTTTCGGGAAACACGAAAAGGCCACCGTTTCGGCAGCCCTAGAAAAACCCCAGACCCGTAGGCAGGGAAAATCACAGCCCCTCCC